ATGCGGGAATCCTGCACGTACGGATCTGTGCGGGGGGCGATCAGCAATGGTCGTTCCTACCGCGATTGGGTGCTGGGGCCCATGCGCGAGAGCCTGTGCCTGATGGGGAGTGAGATAACCCAGGAGGGCCTGCTGCGATAAACCCGGGATTCGGCGGGATCAGGCGGGATCCTGGGGGCCGGGTCTGCAAAGCCTTTGCCCAGGGCGCAAATTTTGGCCGCAAGGTTGAAAAGCGGTGGCGCAGCGCTTCGCCGACCGGGCGGTCGCGTGTCATTGGCGGAGCGTTTCGGCCAAGGCGGTCTTGCCAGTTGCCACGGCAACTAGGCACTGCGCGCGCGGGGGCTTGCGCAGCGGACTGCCGGGATCGCGCCCGACCGCCTCGCTTGCCCATTCGTGCGCGGGGAGCCGACGCCCTCCAAAAGCGGCGTTGACGCCGCATTTTCCTCGCGCCCGCGCGCGCAGGTAGCCGACCGACCGACGGCGTGATGACGATCGTGCGCACGGCTCGCACACTCGCGCGCAGGGAGCCGACTGGCAACGGGCGATACCCGGGTAGTCGGTCACGCTCGCGCCCGCGCGCGCAGGGAGCCGACTTCGCGGGGCTTGTGGGGCAGGCGAAATCGGCGCTCGCGCCCGCGCGCGCAGGGAGCCGACCTGGGTGCAACCCAAAACACTGCAGGAGGAGGGCTCGCGCCCGCGCGCGCAGGGAGCCGACCGGCCATTGCCCACGCCCCAGGTGGCGTCGCCGCTCGCGCCCGCGCGCGCAGGGAGCCGACCACCTCTTCGACGGCGGTCTTGTCCTGGCGCAGTTCGCGCACTGCGGAGCGCAGTTCCTTGACGGACATGGTGGCCACGTCGTCGAGTGACAGTTCACCGGTCTGGCCGAGGGTCAGCAGGTCGTCGACCTGGTCGTCGTCGAGCACCACCAGTTCGGCAAGTTTCTTGACGCCCACCGACTCCAAATGCGAACTCGAGTTCGCATTTGCAAAGCGGCGCGTGACTTTCATGTATTGCTGCGCGACGCGCGGCTCCAGGCCCAAGCGCTCAAGCGTCGGCAGGAACTGCCCATGCGGGCACGCCTCACGCAGCAGCAGCAGATACCCGCCCAGCTCGAAGATGCCCATGCCAATGCGGCGGATAGCCTCGCGGGCGCTGTTCTCCAACACATCGGGCGCGGTGCTGCCCTCATAACGCAGCTGGCGCGCCAGGCTGGCCACCTTGGCAGCCTGCTCAGACACCACCAGGTCGGTGGCTGCCGCGCCCTGGCGCACCACCGCCAACGCCTGCGCGATCTTCTCGGTGTCGGCCCGGTCTGCGGGAATGGCCGGGTCGGCCTTCTTGGCTCGCGCCCGCGCGCGCAGGGAGCCGACCGATCTGACAGCACGGCATCACGTCCCAGTGATCTCGCGCCCGCGCGCGCAGGGAGCCGACGCAGCCATCAGCAGCGCACGTTGCTCCCGCTCGCTCGCGCCCGCGCGCGCAGGGAGCCGACCCAGCGGGCTTGTAGGGGTCGCGGCCGCCATTGCTCGCGCCCGCGCGCGCAGGAGGCCGACCATCGCCAAATGCGACGACGTCGTCGCATTTGGACTCGCGCCCACCCGCGCAGGGAGCCGACGACACCAAATGCGACGACGTCGTCGCATTTGACTCACGCCTGCGTGCACCGGGCGCAGGCTGTCCCTTGCCCTCCGCCAAAAGCGGGAACGTCCCCGCATTTGCCCCCGCTGACAACCCACCGTCCGGCTCACCCTGGCGACGGATGCCCACCCAGCCGGCCGGCATGATGATGGCGTTGTTCACGGTCAGCCATCGCCTGCCAGATGCCGCGCCAGCCTGGCGGCACTGACGGCGCTTGCCGCGCCGTGGCCGTTTGAACGATACTGCGGGTTCGCCCGGAAGGGCGGACGGGCTTGGTCGCCCGGTGATAGGCGCAACAGCCGCGCCGCCAACACGTCGCGGCTTTTTGTTGCGCAGCATGGTTCGCTCCTATGGCGGGCCGTGTGGGGACATCCGCAAGGATGTGCCGGTCCTATCCCGGTCGACCAACCCCGCACGGTCTGCCACCCTCTCTTGGTCGGGAGGTTGGCAGGTACACCACCTGTCGATAGGAGCCATCCCATGGCTGACACCCGCAAGTCCGGCAAGGTCGCCGGCAAGTCCCCCCGCCTCGCCCAGTTGAAGAAGCCCGCTGCGCAGCGCACGCCTGCCGCAGCCAGCCACGAAGTGGCACTCGACGGCCCCTCGCAATGGAGCGCGGCCACTGGCACGCCGGTGGCCGACATGCGTGCCGCGGCTGAAGTCATCCGCCGCGCCACAGGCGAGCGGCCCAACCGCCTGGTGCTGCGGGCCGATGCCTTGGAGGCCCTGCGCCACAACACCGAGGTGCGCAACTACGCCGCCGGTGTTGAGCCCGGCCCGGCCGGGCTGCAGCTGCTGCAGGTGGTGCTGAACGTGGCCGAGATCGAGGTGAACGACAAGGGCGGCAACACCGCGTTGCTGACCTGCACACCACGGCAGCTGCAGGCAGGTGGCAGCGCGACGGCGCTGCACAGCTTCAAGTTCACCAACGTGGTGGCCGAGCACACCGGCGCGCAAGCCACGGCGCGCAAGCCGCGCCAGCAGGCCGCCGCGGCGCCGCACGCCCGCTGCAACGCGCCCGACGGCCTGGAAGAGTCAGGCCTGCAGCTAAAGGCCGTTGTGCAGCCCGTGAAGATGCGCACCTACAGCGCGATCGAGTGGCTACGCCTGCTGCCGGCGGTGGAGCCGATGGTCAGCGCGATGGCTGCTGTCATTGCTGCCGGGCGTGAGCCGAGTTATGAAGAGGCGCTGACCTGCATGGTGGCGCAGGGTGACCTGACATCGCTTCTGGTGGCTGACGCGGCCGACCTGACGGCTGCCACCGTGAGGGCGCTGTGCCCGAACGATTGCGAGCTGCTGCTGATGACCTGGTGGGGTGCCAACGGCCGGTATCTGGTGCGGCGGGCAATGAACCGGGTCGACGTTCGGCGTGCAGAGCTGCGGCCTGCGGAGGCAGCATGAGCCCCGACGCCGCCCGGTTGCTCTGGGCTCATCAGCAACTGCGGAACCTGCACAGCGTGCTGGCGAGCTGGCCCGACCTTGACCCCGCCACCAAGACCCGCGCACGGTTGCGTCGCATCCGATCGAACATCAGCCGGTTGGACTTCGTGGTTTGCTTCCTGGCCGAGCAGCTGATTGCCGAGACCTGCCGCACCTGGAAACGGCCCCTGCCCGGCGTTGACCAGGTGGTCGCGTCCAGGGGTGGCTGCCCGGCGCAGCCGAGCCTGGCCGCACAGGTCAGCCAGTGGCCAACAAGCGTGAGCTGAGCCATGCCACGCGGCCCGGCCTTCACCCATCGCCTGGTGCAGATCGCCGAGGCGGCGGCACAGGCAGGCCATGGCCGCAAGGGCGCGGTGTACGCCGCTGCCTGTGATGAGCTGGGCATCAGCCGCGCCACGCTGCTGCGGGCGCTGCGCGAGGTGTGCGACAAGCCCGCCCGCAAGCGCCGCGCCGATGCCGGTGTGCTGGCGCTGCGGCGCAGCGAGGCCGAGCTGATCGCCACGGTGTTGGTGGAAAGCCTGCGCAAGAACGGCAAGCGCCTGATGTCCATCGGCCAGGCGGTGGCCACGCTGCGGGCAAACGGCCTGGTGCAGGCTGAGCAGGTGGGCGCCGATGGCGTGGCCAGGCCGCTGGCCGACAGCACCATTGCCCGCGCCCTGCGGCACTACTGCCTGCACCCTGACCAACTGCTGCAGCCTGCGCCCGCGGTGCGGCTGCGCAGCCTGCACCCGAACCATGTGTGGCAGATCGACGCTAGCTTGTGCGTGCTGTACTACTTGCACGCCAGCGCGCCCGAAGAGGCGGGCCTGCAGGTGATGGACGCCCGCAAGTTCTACAAGAACAAGCCCGCCAACCTCAAGCGCATCGAGAGCGAGCGCGTGTGGTCCTACGAAGTGACGGACCATTTCAGCGGCAGCATCTTCTGCACCTACGTGCTGGGCGCCGAGAGTGGCCTGAACCTGGCCGAGTGCTTTCTGCAGTGCATTCAGCCGCGCATGGTCGACGGTCAGCCTGAGCCAATGCACGGGGTGCCGCTGGTGGTGATGATGGACATGGGAAGCGCGATGACGGGCGCCTTGTTCAAGAACCTGGCACGTCGGCTGAGCGTGCAGCTGATCCCGCACAAGGCGCGCAATGCCCGTGCGACGGGCCAAGTCGAGCAGGCACGCGACATCATCGAATGCAGCTTCGAGAGTGCGCTGCGCTTTCAGCCGGTGCACGACCTGGCCGCGCTGAACGACGCCGCCCGCGCCTGGGCGCGGTGGTTCGGCGCCACCCAGGTGCACCAGCGCCACGGCATGCCGCGGCACGCCGCGTGGCAGACCATCACGGCCGAGCAGCTGCGCCTGGCGCCACCGCCCGCGCTGTGCCGCGAGCTGCTGACGCACGCGCCGGAGCGGCGCAAGGTGAACGACTTCCTGGAGGTCGAGTTCAAGGGGCACGGACGCTTCAGCGTGCGCGATGTGCCGCGTGTGTACGTGGGTGAGTGGCTGCACATCACCTACAACCCGTATGACCTGGTGAACGGCCGGTTGCAAAGCGCGATGGTGGTGGAGACCGACACCGAGGGCCGCGAAGTGCTGCGCCGCATCCCGAGCGTGGAGCGCACCGCGGGCGGCTTTGCGGCAACGGCCAACGTGATCGGGCAGAACTGGACGCCCGCACCAACCACGGTGGCAGACACAAACCGCCAGCGCATCGAGCGGCTGGCGATGGACGCGGCCAGTGATGCCGAGGCGCAGGCCAGGCGCAAGGCCAAGGCCCTGCCACTGGGCGGCAAGCTTGACCCGTTCAAGCACCAGGCGGCAGCCGCATCGGTCACCTGGCTTCCCAAGCGTGGCGTGGCGCTGGTGCCGGCGGTGGTTGTGGCCGACAGCGGGGAGCGGATCTACACGCTGTTCCAGGCCGCCAGCGAGCTGGTGCGGCGCGGGCTGGTGATGGACCCCGAGCGCAATGCGCTGGTGGCGCAGTGGCACCCCGATGGCGTGCCTGAGGGTGCCTTCGACGAGCTGGTGCGGCGGCTGACCCAGCGTGCCGGCCTGCGCGTTGTCGGCCCCCATTCGAACGACCCCGAAGGAGATGCACATGTTGCTTGAGAACGTGGCCCTGACACCCGAGGCGATGCGCCACTTTCGGCTGAGCCGAAGCCCCTTCGTCGACGACGTGGTTTGCCGCGAAGACGTGTTCAACAGCCCGGACAGCCGGTATGTGCGCAACGCGCTGATGCAGGCTGCCGTGCACCAAGGATTCGTGGCTGTGATCGGCGAGAGCGGGTCGGGCAAGACGACGCTCAGAGAAGACCTTGAGGAGCGCATCCGCGACGAAGAGCTGCCGGTGAAGGTGGTCAAGCCCTATGTGCTGGCGATGGAGCCCACAGAGACACGCGGCACGATGATGAAGAGCGGAAACATTGCCGAGGCGATCGCCCGCACGCTGGCGCCTGGCCTGCGCTTGCCCAGCAACCCCGAGACGTGCCTGCACCAGGTCCATGAACTGATGCGTGACAGCTGCCGCGCCGGCCGCAGTCACCTACTGCTGATCGAAGAGGCCCACCGCATGCCCGCGGCCACCTTGAAGCACTTGAAGGGGTGGATGGAGCTGAAGGACGGGTTGCGCAGGCTGCTGGGCGTGTGCCTGATCGGCCAGCCCGAACTGGCCGATCTGCTGAGTGAACACAACGTGGAAGTGCGCGAGATCGTGCAGCGTTGCGAGAAGGTGACGCTCGGCCCGCTTGGTGACCAGTTGGAAGCCTATGTTCGGCACAAGCTGCACCGGGTAGGTGCGAGTCCTGAGCAAGTTCTGGCACCTGACGCCTATGACGCGGTGCGCGCGCGGCTGACCTATGTTCCGCGTGACGGCAAGGCGAGAGACGCACAGAGCATCTGCTACCCGCTGGCGGTCAACAACCTTCTTGCGCGGGCCATGGTGGCTGCGGCGCGCAACGGCTGGCCACTGGTGGACAGGGCCGCGGTGTTGGGCTGCTGAGCGGTGGCTTCAGCAGCATGGTCGGCCGCCTGGCGGCCTTGACCTGAAGAGTCGACGATGACAGTGACGAAGCGGGCCGGCGCCGCCCAAGAGGCTGGCCACCAGCGAAGCGATGGAGAAGAGATGAGGCCACTTGAACAGAAACTGACGGAGATCGCCGCAGGCATCAACGCGATGCAGGAGCGGCAGGCGCTGCTGACTGGCAACGAAGCGCGCATGCTGGGTGCCGAGCTTCACGCGCTGCGCGAGAGCCTGGGCGCTGATTGCCTGGAGCGCGCGCTGCGCAATCTGCTGGCACTGCCGCGGCAAGCGACCCGATTGCTGTTGATCGCCCAGGTGATGCAGACCGCAGCAGGCGTGGCAGTGCTGGGCGAGACGGTCGGTCTCTCCAAGCTGGCCGCGCTGGCGAACCTGGACGAGTCGGAACTGCAGGTGCTGGCCGCCGGCCAATGCTTGCGCGGGCTGAGCCTGGCCGATCTGCGCGCCATGTCGCCCCGCCAGCTGGGCAACGCACTGGCGACGGTAACCGCTGATGAGCGGACGCTGCTCGTGCGCTACCGTCGGTGCACTGAACAGGCCAAGCGCCATGTGCAGCAGGCCGCGCAACTTCTGGCCGAGCAGCGCTGAGCAGGGGCACGCCAATGAGCAGCATCGGCAACAAGCGAGCAGCAGGCAGCGCGCCCGCGGGTGAAAAGCGATCACGGGCGCAGGCTTGGATGGTGATCTGCGCGGCCTTCACCGGCGCGGCCTGCGCTGAACTGCTGGCAACCGACCAGGCTGACGAGGCAATGGCCGCGTGCGAGGGCAACGCTCAGGCGCTCGCTCTGTACCTGAAGGCCGCCGAGCAGCTTGAGCAGCGAGTGCGTGCTGGCGACAGTTTGATGGCGGCAGTAGAGACGATGGTGCAGGAGGGCTGGCCGGCAAAACTGGGCGTTGCAGTTTGCGCCGGGCTGCACTGATTGGCGCCATCTTCTTGCCTGCCCGCGATGCCCTGCGCCGGCCCGCAATGCCGTTCCAAATCGTTCCAATTGCGCCGGCAAGGGGGTAGTGGCCCGGCGGGCTGCTGGCGCCCCTGCGGCCCTGCCTGATCCAGATAGCCAGCTCAGGCTTGAAAAGGGTGCGGCGGAAGGGTCACTGAAGCGCTCTGAGCGCCTGGGGCGGACCACCCGGCTCGGCTTGCCTGGACGGGAACCCGGTTGTCACCGCGTCGTTCCCGTCCGGCGCCGACAGATGCGACCACCGGCGCAACTGGCCACGACATCCCGTCGTTGCACTGTCAGTTTGACAGGGCGTTCCGCCCCGTTAGAAGTCAAGTGACTTTCATTATGCAGGTGGGGTGCCGGTCAGAAAAAATCGGTGTGCAAACACGGCTTCTTAGCACCGATGACCACTCCACCCCAGTTCGTGCCTGTCGACATTTCAAGGATGTCGGTGGAGCAACTGAGTCCGCTGCAACTCGCGATGCCTGAGCAGTTCGTAGAACGGCTGAGCGACATGGCCTTGTCAATGTATGCGGTTCTCGTTGACGGCGAGAAGGGAAAGTCGGTTGATGAGATGGGCGCCGCAGCGAGGCTGGCCATCAGGTTGGTGGTGCAGTTGTGCCAGGACTTCGGTGGCCGCTCCTTCTACATGCACAAGTCGCCCTTGGCCGCCGTCTATGCCCAGGCTGCTCGAGACAAGGCCATCGCAGACGCATTCAATGGCAGGAACATCCTCGACCTGGCGCGGCAGCATGGCCTGACCGAAATGCGGATCAGGCAGATCGTCAATCAGCAGCATCAGCGGGAGAAGAGCGTCAAGTTGAGCCCGCAGCAGATCGCGGAGCGCAACAAGGCCATCGTGGCCAAGTTCAACGGTCGCAACCACAAGGCGCTTGCCAGCCAGGCGGGCCTATCGGTGCAACAGATCAGAAAGATCGTCGCGGACAGTAAGTCCGACACCAACCAATCGACAGCGGCGTTCAACACCTATTGGCGATAGACGGCAGCCGCTGCGACGCCGCCACCTCAACCACCAGCGAACAAACACATGAACATGCAACAGCAAAACGTCACCATCGAGAAGAGCCCGGAACTCGAACGCCTGCTTGACGTGCAGAGTCGCTTGTCCAAGGTCAGAGACACGCAGGCCGATCTGGACAGGCGCATTCACGAGACGCAGGCGCAGGTCGACAAGCTGAAGGCGGGCCTTCCCGATGTGGAAGCGCTGCAGAGCGTTCGGCGTCGAGTCGCCAGCCTGGTGGCCACTGGTGATGCAACCGAAGGCGAGTTGCTGCAACACGAGCAAGCCGTGGAGACGGCGAAGTTCGAGGCCGCGGGGATCGTCCAGCAGATCGAAGTGAAGAACGATCTGCTGGCGGGCTTCCAGCAGCGGCAAGAGGAGCAAGCGAACGCCAAAGCCGCGCTGCAGGCCGAGTGGAGAACCGCACTGCTGGCCCTTCTGATGGCGCACGCGGACCAGATCGGCGCTGCCTACGTGAGCGCCGCAGCACAACTGGATCTGCTCTACCGGCGGCTGACGGCCCTGAGCGCGCAGGTCGGCAACATGACTGGCCATCGCGGCTTTCGCTGCCTCGGCCCCATCAGTGTGCCGTCTTTCAGCCTGCCGGTGATCGAGCAGAACAGGTCGCCCATTCCGCCTTATCAGCTCGTTGACTATTCAACGCGGCAGCACAACCCGATCGGGCAGTGGGAGAACGATCTGAACGTGGCGCTGCGCGCAGCCGGCGTCCAGATCGACTGATCCGTTCAATCAACGAAAGGCCATCGTGGCACGCGAATTTCCGACTGATGCTGAGCTGCACAAGGCAGCCACCGAACTGGTGAACCGGGAGCACTGCGACTACATCGTGGCGCTTCAGGCCGTGATCGGTCTCGCCAATGCCAGCCGCAAGCCAGTAGGGGCTGCCTACGCGATGCTGGAAAAGGACGGTGAGCTTGACCAGCTGATCAATGCGTACTGGCAGACCTTTGGCGGCAACTACCTGACGGCGCTGGAAGCGGTCAGCGCCTTGGCGGCAAGCAAGGGTGTGTCAATCTTGGACGCAGCTCAAGCGGCGCTGAAAGACTCGAAACTCTACGAGCAGGCGCAGGCCTTCGTCGCTCAACACGGTGGGGGCATCGATTCGGCGATGAAGGTTCTGGCTGACATTGCGAAGCTGAAGAAGAAATAGATGTCCTTCGTCGACTTCGCGCGATCCATCGTCGCTGGCATTGCTTCGGACTCTGCGCCCGCCGGGCGTGCCGCACCCCCTGGCGGCCAGGTCAACTTCGCCGAGCCCTGGGGGCGCGTGTCGACAGACCGAACGTCTGGTGGGGCGTCCCATGCATCAGCAGCTGACCTGGAACTCCACAGGCGTGCGATGTGCATGGTCAATCAGCGGGGACTGACCTACGTTGATGCCTTGCAGGCGTGTCACGTCGTCGACGTGCGCTTCGCGGAGGCGGAATCGAAGTCGACAGCGCTGGTGGATGCGGCGCGAGTCATTCTGCGGGTCGGCACACGCACATCCGACGATGGCCAGAGTGTCGCCTTCTCCAGGAGCGACCTGATGGCCACAGCTGCGGCCTACAACCCGAGCCAGCGCGAGGCGCCGCTGACTCTGGGCAAGCCGGCCCACGATGCACCAGCTTTCGGGTGGGTTCGTGGCTTGGAGGTCACAGCCGCCGGCGAACTGGTGATGACCGTCAGCGATGTCCACCCGGAGTTCGCCAGCTTGGTCAACGATCGGCGATTCACCGAACGCGCCGTAGTCTTCTACAACCCGCGTCATCCCAGCAACCCAAGCCCGGGTGTCTGGTATCTGAGGAACATCTCGTACTTGGGTGCAAAGAAGTCGATTCACGTTCCTGGGCTGAAGCATGCATAGCGCGACCGATGGTGCGCAGTACAACTGGTGCCCGGCGCCTTTCGAGATACCGTTGCCGGACGGGCGCAAGGTGCTGGTGGCCGCTCACTCGGCCCAGAGGTGGCAAGAGCTTGAGCCGGCGCTGATGCCCTTCATCCTGAGCTTCGCCGAGCTGTTCGATGCCGGGCATCCGATCATCCAGGCAGACGCGTTGAACCGCATGGCACTGCATCTTGCCGCTGTGCTGCCTTGCGTGCTGGAAGCGTCTGGCCTGGACCTGGCTGGGCTTGAAGAGTTGGGCACGGATCTGGCCGTCGCCATGCTGTGTGCATGGTGGGCAACCAACGGGGCCTTCCATGTCTGTCGCATCCACTACATGCGGGCGATGAACCCAGGGACAGGAACGCATGACTGACGGTCAACGGCTCAGCGTCGGGCTTCAGCTGCGCACCGACTTCGCACGCGCCCTGCGCGATCTGGGCGACGTCACCGACCGACTGCAGCAGTTGGAGAAGGCCACCAAGGGGCTGGACGGTTCCGGCGAACTGGACAAGCTGTCCAAGGGCGCGGCGACAGCGGAACGAGCGGTCGACAGATTGGCCACCGCGGTGAAAGCGGCATCGGACGTACGCAAGGCGGAATCACCGCTGATCGGCGCGCTTCGCGAGCAGATCGCGCTCTACGGCAAGAGCACTGAGGAGGTGCTGCGCTACCGCGCTGCACAGGCCGGCGTGGGGGCCGAGGCGGCACCGCTGATCCTGCAACTGCAGAACCAGCGTGCGGCCCAGCAGCTGGCAGCCCAGGCGGCCCAGGAGGAAGCCAACGCCCAGCGTGCCGCAGTGCAGGCCAAGCAGCAAGCCGCCGCGGCGCAGCAGGGCTTCATTGCCGGCCTGCGCGAACAGGTGGCGCTGCAGGGCAAGAGCCAGGCCGACGTGCTGCGCTACCGCGCCGGCACGCTGGGCGTTGGCAAGGAAGCCGAGCAGTACATCGCCGCGATCGAAAAGTTCGACGCTGCCAGCAAGAAGGGCGCGGCGGGGATGAACCGCTTTGGCGTGTCCACAGGCCAGACCGCCGCGGCGCTGCGTCAACTGCCGATGCAGCTGACAGACATCGGCACCCAGTTGGCGGGTGGCCAGTCGCCGCTGCTGGTGATGGTGCAGCAGGGCGGCCAAATCAAGGACTCTTTCGGCGGATTGAAGCCGGCGCTGGCTGCGCTGGCCACCTATGTGACGCCGGTGGCCGTGGCAGTGACCGGCCTGGCGGCGGGCATCGGTGCGCTGGCATTGGCCTACACCGCCGGTCAGTCCGACCTGAAGGCATACAACATCGCCGTGCAGTCAACCGGCAACTTCGCGGGGGTGACGCGCGGCCAGATTGAGCAGATGGCCCAGCAGGCAGCGGCCACCACCGGCATCAGCCGTGGCGCCGCGCGCGATGTTGCGACCGCGATGGTGCAGAGCGGGCAGATCGGCAGCGGGGCCATCGCCAACCTTGTGAGCAGCGTGCAGGGCTTCGCGGCCGTCACGGGCCGAAGCACTGACGATGCCGGCCGTGCGCTGACCGACATGTTCAAGAAGCCAGGCGAGGCGGCGGAGACGCTGAACCGGCAGTTCCACTTCCTGTCGGCTGAGCAAATGCGGTACATCCGCCAGCTAGAGGAACAGGGCCGCACCGAACAGGCGCAGCTTGAGCTGAGCAGGCGGTTTGCTGATCACATTGGCGGCACGTTCGTGAACAACCTGGGCACGCTTGAGCGTGCCTGGCAGAAGGTCGGCAAAGCGGCGAAGGATGCCGTCGACGTCATCGCAGGCATCGGGCGCGGGTCAACGATCGAAGAGGACATCGGCAAGGCCCGTGCGGAGCTGCAGAAGCTTGAAGCCGGCTTCGGCAGCGCACTGCGCAGCGAGGCCGGGCAGCAGGCCGCGATCGTGGCCGCCCGTGAACGACTGCGGGCGTTGGAGTTGACGCGCAGCATGGAAAGCCGGACCGCGGCCGCCCAGGCCGAGGCCGCGCAGAACGAGCAGCGGCGAGCAGCCAATCAGAAGTACTACGACGAACAGCTGAAGAGCATGGCGTCGAACCGCAAGAAGCTGGCCGAAGAGAAGGAGAAGCTCGACCAGGCGCTGCAGCTTGGGGACATCGACCGGGGGCAGTACAGCGAGGTTCTCGCCGGCTTGCGCAAGCGGTATGCCGACCCCAAGGCGCCTGCCGACCCAGTGGCCACCGCGTTTGAATCACAACAGCTCTCGCTGACCCAGCAGCTGGCCGAGGCCAAGAACCGACTGGCGAACGAGGTTGCCGGCCTGACCGACCGCCAGGACGCCGCTACGGCCAAGCTCGAGGCCTGGCTGTCGACCAGCAAGGAGGCCAAGCAGCTGGACACCCAGCGCGTAGCTGCGTTGCGCAGCCTGGCCAGCGAGGTCGACGCCACAGCAAAAAAGACCGCCGCGATCGACGCGAGCAAGAAGCAGGCGGATCGCATCGCCAGCGGCCTGGCCGACGTGAATACACAGTTGCTGCGCGCCACCGGAAAGAGCGCCGACGCGGCTGCCGCCGAGATCGAACAGCGCTTTGCCAAGCTGCGCGCCGACCTGGTGGCCGCCGGCAACGGCGAGGGCCTGCTGAAGGTCGACCAGCTGATCAACGTGGAGAAGGCCAAGGCGCAGCTGGCCGACCTGCAGCAGCAGGTCGACCTGGTGCTGGGCGTCCAGAGCCGTGATGAGCAGACGCTGCAGGCGCAACAGCAGGCCGGCCTGGTCAGCGAGCTGCAGGCGCGCCAGCAGCTGCTGCAGCTGCACGCCAGCACGGCGCAGCAGATCGACGCGCTGCTGCCGCGCATGCGCGAGCTGGCCGCGATTACTGGCGATCCGCGACTGGCCGCCGGCGTGGCCGACCTGGCCACGCGAGTGACGGTGCTGAAGACCACCACAAACGAGCTGGAAACGGCCTTCACAGGTGCGTTCCAGGGCAGCTTCGCCAACGCGCTGCAGGGCCTGGCCAACGGCACAAAGAGCCTGGGCGAGGCCGCACGCGGCTTCCTGGTCGACTTGGCTGCCGGGCTGGCGCAGTGGGCGGCGCAGCAGCTGGCGATGAAGGCAACGGCCGGGCTGATGGAGATGTTCAACGGCGGTGCCCCCACGCGCGGCGCGGTAGCCGGCGCTGCGGCTACTTCCACGGCCATCACCAGCGCGTCTGCGATTGGGGCACAGCAGCTGGCCGGGGGGGTGGCGTCAGGTGCGGCACAAGGGGCGCTGGACTTCTCCAGCCGCCTGGCTGACGTGTTCTCTTCAGGCTCCCAGGTGCTGCAAAGTGGGCTGGCCTCTGCCTTCGATGCTGCATCGTCCCTGCTGGGGTCGATCCTCTCTAGCTTTGGCGGTGGCGGTGGCGGTGGTCTTGGCAGCCTGGCCTCGCAGTTGGCCGGCGGCCTGATCCCGCTGAGCAGCGGTGGCTACACCGGCCCCGGCGGCAAGTACGAGCCCGCAGGCATCGTGCACGCCGGGGAGTTCGTGCACCGGCAGGAGGTGGTGCGCCAGCCTGGCGCCCTGTCGTTCCTGGCCGACTTCAACCGCCGCGGCATGGCCGCGCTGACGGCCTGGCGCGGCAACGGCTACGCCAGCGGCGGCTTGGTGGTACCCGCCAGCGCCATGCCATCGGCCGCGGCCTACCAGCCCGTCGACGGCCGCAGCGGCAGCACCCAGGTCAACGTGCAGCAGCGCCTGCTGCCGGTGCTGGATGACGGCCTGATCGCCGATGCGCTGCGAGGCCCGAAGGGCGAAGAGCTGCTGGTGCTGCACATCGGCCGCAACCCGGCGAAGTTCCGCCAACTCCTGAAGGTCTGATCGCGACCTTGAAACTGAAAGGCAACGACTATGCTGGGCATCGATCAGATATTCGAGTTCTTCGCCATGTTTGAAAGTTGGATGGTGCTGGACGTAGACAACCACCGCACCTCGCCGACCTTCAAATGAGCACAGCTGGCATCCGCGCCAAGATCGACCTTGGCGAGATTCAGGATGGACTGGACGCGGTGGCAAGCCTCCTCGACGGTGCAGGCAAGACCTCGCTATTCAGGTCGCTGGCGCAAACGCTGGAATCCGAGACAGAGGCGAACTTCGAGGCCCAGGGACGTCCATCGTGGGCGCCCCTCTCTGCTGCAACCAAGGCAGAGCGCATGAAGCGCAATAAAGGCTCTTCGGTGCTGCAGATCCTGAAGGACGGGGGCATCCTCGCATCCAGCATCAGTTCGTATTTTGACGACGAAACCGTTGTCGTTGGGGCTGGCGGCGCGGCCAGGGCCTACGCGGCCATCCACCAATACGGTGGCACGATCGAAAGGCCTGCACAGAGCGTCAAGACGCGGCTGCGGACCGACCGGAAGGGCAACCTGCTACGGCAGAGTGCCGAAGGGCCTGGCAAGAACTTGGCGGTGTTCGCCAGGGACAAGCACAAGCAGGCCCGCGAGAGTTGGTCGACGGTCGACGCCTACAAGATCGACATCCCGGCGCGGCCGTATCTGCCGTTCTCCGGCCCGCCCGGAGGCGAGCAACTGCAGCCCGCTGCTGCGTCTTCCATCCTTCAGGTGTTTGAGCGGGCACTGCTTCGCAAGTTGGGCTGA